ATGAGTTAACTTTTCAAGGATCAAATAATTCTTTAATAAATTTAACAAAAACTTATTCTAGCATAAAAGATCATAGCAACAAAGGTGCTGTTGATCTTGTAGCAGGAAGACATTTTTTAAATGAGTTTATTGAATTAAATGAAAATGAAATCATTACTGTAAGTGACAAAATCGCAAGAAATATTTCTGACAAAGAAAAAAGAAAAATAAAAGAAATAAAGTTTAATAAAAGTAATCCTATTGCAAAGATTAAAAATGCTGAAGAAGATTTTGAATTGCTAAAAAATCAAAAATATTATTTTGGAGAAGATTTATTTGATCTTAGCGCTAATGAAGGTTTTGAAAATCTATTAAATGATGCATCTAGAATTTATATTACAGAATCAGATAATGTTGACAATACTAGTTTTTATAATACTTCTAACTTACAAAATCAAAAAATATTAACACCATTAGAAATTGGTGATACTACATTAGAAAATGAATATTTAAAAGACTATTTAGAAAAAGAAGAGTCTATTAAATTTTCTAATTTTGGCTCTGAAGCAATAAAAGTTGAAAAAGTTAATTTGCCTAGTATTTTTATAAAATCAAATAATATCAGACTAATTTCAAGAGAAAAATTTGAAAATAAAAAAGAAAAAAAATTACTAGAAGAAGGTTCTATAAGATTAGTTAAGCAAAGCAATAATTTTGAATCATACTCACATATATCTATGGAAAAAAATGGCGATGTAGCTATAGACGGAAAGACAATTCTTTTAGGTAATATAAATAAAGAATATATTAGACAAGGCTTAATTGAATCTCCGGATGACTTGCCTGATGAGGAAAAGCTAAAAGAAATGCATGGAAATGGCTATGGTGTATTAATAGGATATGACGAGGCGATATCAGAACCTTTAGTTCTTGGTAATACATTAGAATCAATATTAAAAGAAATTATTCATATTAATATACAACTTGTTGAGGAAGTCAAGCTTATTACTGATGACTTACAAAAGCATATACACTTAGGAATTCCAGGCTCCGGAGTATCAGGACCACCACAGGTGCCTGCTCCTTATGTAGACTTTTCAACTACATCTCAAGAAAATCTTAAAAAAAGATATAAAGATATACAAAACAATTTAATAGAAATACTTTCTAGGTTTGCAAAAACATCTTAGTTAATAATTAATATTAATATGTCAATAATAGAAAGAATAAAAAATGTCTGATTTAGGTAATTCTGCTAGTAGCATAAGAAAGCAAGGCAATTGGAAATCAAAAACAATTGTAGAACCAAGTAAACCTATAGGAATAAAAACTCCTTTAGAAAAAGGAAGTGGATATGGCGAAACATTATTTAAGATGCACTTTAGCATAGAAGATCAAATTAAGGATAATTTAAAAAATTTAATAATGACACAAAAAGGAGAGCGATTAGGCTTTCCAGACTATGGAACAAATCTTAGATCAATATACTCTAATGCTAATTTAAATGAAGATCAAATTGCAGATTTAGCAACAAATGAAATTTCAAATACAGTATCAAAATATATGCCTAGCATTAAGCTTAAAGAATTTTACTCAGAAATTGTTGATGAATCTAATATTAAAAATGACGCTTCAAATAATATTGGTCTAAAATACTCAAAAGCTTTAGAAGATGTAACCATAAATGAATCAGAAATAATAGAACTAAATAAAAAAAATCCTAATCTAAACAGCGTATATAAGATTTCAATTGAATATAGCATACCTTTATTAGATAAAAGTAATATAATTAAATTATACATTAATAATGCAAAATAAAAATTGGAGAAAATATGCCAGCAAGTGAATTAGAAAAATATTTAGTTAATAAAAATAAAAATCAGTTTACAAACCAAACATTTTCAGACTTTAGAGATGACTTGCTACAGTATGCTAGCTCATTTTACAAAAGTAACATAGTTGATTTTTCTGAAGTTTCTTTAGGTGGTATGCTTTTAGATTTTGCTGCAATAGTAGGTGATTCATTAGTATACTATGCAGAACAACAATTTAATGAACTAGATTATGAGACAGCTACAGACCCAGATAATATACAAAAACATTTAAGAAAAGCAAATATAAAAAATAATAGTGCATCTCCTTCTAGCGTTTATTGTACTTTTTCTCTAGAAGTAACAAGAGATCCTAATTCACCTGATAACTCTCCTAAGCCTATAAAAAAGCTTTTGCCTATTATTAAAAAAGGTACAATATTAGGATCTGTTAGTGGTATTAATTTTATGCTAGAGGAAGACGTTGATTTTACTTTAGAAGATTATACTCAAGAATTAGGTGAAGAAAACGAAGATGGAACTGCTTTTTCATTATTTATTAGCAAAAAAGGTTTATGTACATCTGGAAGTTTAGCTATAGAGTCTTTTTCTTTTCCTAACGTAGAAAAAGGAATGTTTCTTGGAAGAAGTCTAAGCAATGAAGGAGTTACTTCAATAATAAGTGTAGTTGATGAAGACAATAATGAATATTATGAGGTTGACTATTTAACTCAAACAACTATTTTTAAAAAAGTTATAGACTCAAATGATAACTATATTACTATTATGCCAGCGCCTAGAAGATTTATTACAGAAAAATCTTTTATTGACGGAAAAACAATAATTAGATTTGGAAACGGCGATGGAAAGTCAATTAAAGATAATATATTTGCAAACCCTGAAGATCTTTTACTTCCTCTTAAAAATAAAAATACTGTAAATAGAGTAGATTTAGATCCAAGTACTTTGCTAGAAAATAGTACTTTTGGAATATCACCTCGAGGAAAAACGTTAATAGTAAAATATAAATACGGTGGAGGAATTAAACATAATTTGCCGCCCGGAGGTATTAATACTATTGTTGGTACGCCTATAGTAACTTTTCCAAACTCAGGATCTGTGCTTGATGTTTCTGAAGCTGAGTCTATTTCTGTAATAGAATCTATAAGCGTTGAAAATGAACTTAGCTCAATAGGTGGCAGTCCACCTTTGTCATTAGACGAACTTAAATCACAAATACCAAACGCAATAAAAGCGCAATCAAGAATAATTACACATGAAGACCTATTGGGTAGAATTTTAACAATGCCATCAGACTTTGGAAAAATAAACAAAGTAGCTGCTTTAGATAATCCTTATAGTAATTCTTCAAAAGATTTATTTGTAATATGCAAAGATAGCGAAGGATTTTACGTAGAGGCAAATGATGCTATAAAAACAAATTTGTCTAACTATATTAATGAATTTAGAGTAATAGGTGACAACTTTAATATATTAGATTCTCCAGTATTTAATTTTGGTATTAACGCAGTAATAAAAGTCAAGTCTGACTATGATATATTTAATGTAATTTTAGATGTTAATACTAGAATCATTGATAATCTACGTTTTGATTTAAATCAAATAGGAACACCAATTAATATAAATACAATTGCAAAAATAATTGAGTCAACTGATGGCGTAGAGTCTTTGGTTACCCCTAAAAAATCTATTGTTGTTTCAAAAAGTATAGAAGATGAATTTTTTGACTCTGATTTACTAACTACAAGGTCATATAATACAAATGTTTTTAATCCTCAAATACTTTATAAAGATGGATTAATATACCCACCAAGAGGTGGCTTGTTTGAAATGAGATATACATTTAGAGATATTGTTGTTGCTGCACGATAAGGAGTTAAAATGATTATTATATTAGAACCTCAAAAAGATACATACGTTACTAACATTAAAACACAGAATAATGATGCTTCTCTTGCAAATGTTGGACATGCAGCAACTTTAGACTTGTTTAAGCTTTATAACGAAAATAAACATTCTAAATCATGGGCTGTGTTTGGATTTAATGATGAAGCAAATAATGGCGGATTACTAGTTGACAATGATGAGTTTAAACTTATTGACGCAGAAGGTAATGAAGTTAACTTTATTATTAAGACTGGTGTTGATACAGAAGATGGAAGTAAAGATGGAGCAACTGAAAAAGTTGTAGTAGGCGTATTTTCAACAAATGGAGGAAATAATCAAGCAGCAAGATTTGCAACAGTTATCAATAACGTATCTAATTTTGACAATGGTTTAACTTTAAAAATAAAAGCATATAACAATTCAAATAATGAGTTAGTGTTAAAACAGGACAAATCTGGTGAACTTGGTGATACTATTTTTGAATTGCCAACAAATATGGCTCATATACATGGTCTAGATAGATTTGCTAGAATTGACTATAGTAATTTATTAATTAAATTTGACTTAGAAAATTTTAAAAAAGAATGGAATATTTCTGACGCTTTAGGCGGTGCTTTTTCAACGTTAAAAGCTGAGCTTGTTTTAAAAGATGTTACAACAGGAATAGCAAAGCCTAAAGATTATTCTTTAGAACTATTTAAACTAATTAAAGAATTTGAAGAAGGCATTGGTAAAGATACAATACATTTTTCAGATAGTGATATTTCAAATTTTATAAATCTTTCTAACACAAATGAATGGGAAATACAAGATTATATTTCTAATACAGATGCTATTGCACTTTCTTCGCCGTCAAAAAACAATGTTAATATAGGTAATGAAGACTTAATTTTTGATATTACTGAATATATAAAAAATAGAATTGTTGAAAATCCGCCGCAAGACAAAGGTTTTTTGATTAAGTTTTCTGATGATAATTTATATGATAACAAGTCTTATTTTGTAAAAAGATTGGGTAGTAGGCATTTAATAAATAAGCAATTTGTACCACAATTAAGAATTAAAATAAACGACTCAGAATTTAACATACCAACAAATTCATATAATAAAGTAAGGTATTTAAACAACGAAGAAGACTTTTATTTGTTTAATAGGATTGGAAGCAAATTAATTAATTTTGTTGCACCTAATATAACAGATACACTAAACTTTAGAATAAAGTCAAAAGACAAAAAAAATATAATATTGCAGGATCAATCGACTTCTTCTAAAACTAATTTTTCTGGCGACTCTTTAAATGGCGTAAAGATTGCAACAATAAATTTAAGTAAGTTTGACAATATAGTCTCAGGACTAATTGAAAATAATAAAGTTGAAGTATGCTATGAGTGGTACTGGCTTGATCAGTTAACAACAACAGTTTCTGCTGGAAATTTTGTTATTGGAAAAAGATACAAAATAAAAACAAGCACTGATACTTCATTTACGGCAATTGGTGCAGATAATAATGACATAGGTACAGTATTCACAGCTACCGGTGAAGGTGAAGGTAGTAATGACGCATATGAGCTTATAGAGAAAAAAATAGTTGAAAACAATGTAGTTTTTTACACTAGCGAAACTTCTAATGAAACAAAATATGAAAATCTTATTACATCAATAAGAGTAACAGAAAATGATTTGTTTGCTAACGATGGTACTAGTTCTGTAGAAGTATACTTTGTAGATACTAAAAAAGAATTTAATGCTGTCAAAGTTCCATATGAATTACCAAGTGAAAATATTGGTGATGTATTTTATCAAATTTACGACATAGAGACAGGAAACATTTTGGTAGATTATGATGAATCTGAAATTGATCCAAGTGACACAAACGCTTCAGCAACAAAAATGTTTTATGATGGAGAAAAATATAAATTTAATTTATTTATTCCTAAATTATTTAAAAATCTTAGAGTGAATTTTAAATTTAAATATAAAGATCCAATTACAAACGTAGACAAGTTTATTTTCAATGAAAAGTATTCAGTTAGGATATTATAATGGCTTTAACTAATAGTTCACAAAATAACAGTTCATTGTTTTCTGCTTTTAATAAACAATATAATATAAACAAACAAAGCTCTGAAGACATACAAGATCTTATTAGGAGTCTTAATATAATTGATCCTGATCAGTTGAGCAAAGAAGAAATATCAATTATATTAAAAAGAATAGATGACTATAGTGGATTATTTACAACGCAACAATTAGAAAACATAGATTTTAATAATTTTAATCAACATGTTTTTTTTGACTCTGCTGTAAACAAAATAAGTTACTCTTTTGATAGAATACATAATACTCCTTATGATCAAGATGAAATTACTAATATAAAATACAACAATAAAACTGATGGCTATACTAATTTTTTACTAAAAAATATTTTTCCAAAAACATTAGGGTTCGCAAGATTTTCTGGAAACGAAAAATTAGTAATATATGATCATCAAGGAAAACTTTTAAATGATAGTGAAACTAAAAATATAGGAATTCTTAATCCAAAGTCATCAAGATTTTCATTTGATTTTTGGTTAAAAATAAATTCTTCAGGATTTACTCAAAATCAAATATTGTTTAAGAAATTTGACAATACAGAAAATAGTCAAAATGGATTTATATGCTATGTTACTGAAGGTATATCTGAAGGTAATTGCTATATAAATTTTGCAATGTTTATTAATGGAAAAAATACGCTAAGTAAATGTCTAATAGAAAAAGATTTATTTCAAAACATAGTAATAAGTATTTCATCATTTAATGGAAATAAAAAGACAACTTTTATTATTAACGGAAATATTGCTAACGATGACATTTTATATAATAGCGACAATATTTTAAAAGATTCTTCTTTTGGAGATGAATTTTCTAAAGTTAACTTACCTTTTGTTATAGGAGGAACATTTTTAATTCAAAACAATGGTGAAGTTAACTCTTCAATGACAGTAAACATAGATAATTCTGACATAACTTTTACTAACCTAAAAGGTGATATTGATGAATTTAGATTTTTTCATAAAGTAAGAAGCACAGATACTATTAAAAAAGAAATGCATAAAAATATATATGCACAAAAAGGCCTTAAGCTTTATTTAAGACTAAATGAGCCAGGAGGCAACTATCAAAATAGCTGTTTGGTTATAGACTACTCAGGTAATAAGCTTCATGGTTTGATATACAGATTTAATATTGCAAATAATAGAAATGAAATAGCTCAAGATACTTCAGAAATAAAAATTAATACAGACACACCTTTAAAGCTTGAAAGAAAAGTTAACTCTCCAGTCTTAAACTCTTCTTATACTGATACAATACATATAAGAAGCAAATTAATGAGAAAAGCAAAAGATTATGATAATAATAATCCTAACTTAATTTTTAACTTAATGCCTAAGCATTATTTTTTAAATTCATCTGACTTGCAAAATTTACCAGTGTATAGCAATGATAATAGCTATACGCTTCCTTCTTCTATAGTCAATCAAGATGGAACAATATCAAGCCCAACTAATTTAAAACCAAGCATACCTGCAAATAACGAGCTGGTAAATATTGTATTAATTTGGGCTAGATTTTTTGATAAATTAAAAATGTATATATCTTCAATAACTAATTTTCTTAATGTAGACTACGAATCAATTAATAATAAAAAAATAATAGGTATGCAGATTCCTATTTTATGCAAGATGTACGGAATAAAATTTAAAGAGCTATTGCCTTCTGCAACTAAAGAAAAGCTAAATAATGAAAATTTAAATTTTGAAGATATAGTATCTGAATATGGTATTAGAAAAATTCAAAATATTTTGTGGCAGAGGTTTTTAATAAATACGCAAGATTTTTTAAAGTCTAAAGGCACAATTAGAAGTATAGAATCTTCATTTTGCTCTTTTGGAATTGACTACAATAAGTTTATTGACATAAAAGAGTTTTCTTCTTTTAACGATATTAATAAAGATAATAATTATAATTTAGTAAATACAAAAAAATATGCTTTAAACTTTGGCAATAAAAATGAACTATTAATTAGTCCAACTTACTCTAATGAGTCTATAGATGATTATTCTCAAAATAAACTTTATCTTTCTATAGATAACATAAGAACACAAACTTTAAAAAAGTTTAATGAGACTAAATCATTTATTAATGGACTAAGCTTAGACTGGACAATTGAAACTTTTTTCAATTTTAAAGAGGAGATAGAACAAAGTAAAATTTCTAACCAAACATATAAAAATAAACAATGTATCTTGCGGCTTGACACAGATGGTTCTCCTTCTTTGATAGCAACATATGAAAAAAACAATGGATCAAATTCTGACTTGGGAAATATAACAGTAAATATACAGCCTATAAAAAATAACCCAAGTTATAATATTAGCATTAGTTTACTTAATGTCAATATTTTTAATATGCCTAAATATTTTTGTATTTCTCAACAAGTTGATTTAAATTTAAATAAAATAACTTATAAAGTTTTAATTGATGACATAGGTAAGCAAAATAACATAAAAAACAGTATTGAAAAATCATTTACAACAGAAGAAATTGTAATAAGAAACAATATAAATCAAATAACAAGTAGTTTATCTGACATTGCTGAGCTTTCTAATAATCTTTCTTTTTATAAAAACAGCTTGAGGCTTTCTATAGGAAACTATAACTATACTGGTAATAGTTTGTTATCGACAAGTATAATATCAGATGAAGATACAAATTTTCAAGGTGAAATAATAAAAATTAGAATGTGGAATAAAAAGCTAGAAGAAAAAGAAATAATTTCTCATTCTAAAAATTTAGATAACATTGGAACTTATGATAATGATCCACAAAATTACTTAATATCAGACTTTGAAACAAAAAACATAGAAAGCATCTTAGAGAATGGTGTTAGAAAGTGGAATATAAACGACGTATCAAATAATGTAATTAAAGACGAATCTTTAAATACATATTCAAACCTAAATTATTGTAATGCTTTTACTAGAAATTCTTTGCAAAATGATGATTCTATAATTAATTTTTTGAATATTATACTCAAAGTAACAAATATAAAAATTGATGAGCCATCTAGATATAATAGAGTAAATATTATAAGTTATTCTAACAATGACAATAAAAATCAAACAAATAATTTTAACGAATTTCCTTCAAATCAAATTCCAATTGACTTTAAATATGACGATACAACACGAGTTTCAATTGATATGTCTATAGTAAAAATAATAAATAATGATATATCTAATATGATTGCAGATTTAAACTTATTAACTTCAAATATATCAAATAGCCAAAGTATTTTTGAATATAACTACAAAAATTTAGAGTCTATTAGAGGAAAATATTTCGAAAAATATAGCGACAGTAAAATTATAAATTATTCTTCTATTGGAAATATTTTTAAATATTTTGACAATATAATGTCATCTATTTTGTATGATATAGTTCCAAGTAGAGTAAGATTTGAAGGTTTTAATTATGTTTATGAATCTCATGTTCTTGAAAGACATAAATATGAATATAAAAATCAAGATAGTCAAACATCTTTAGTAAATTCTGATCAGTTTGCAGACTATTCTAGAGATGTACCTTTAAACAGAAGAAATATGAATTATAATAACAATAGACGTCTAAGATAGGAAAAATAATGTCAAGTGCTAGCAATCCAATAAGTTTAGATGAAAATACAGTCTTTTTTGACAATAAAAACATATACTATACACATAGAGAACTAGATACTTTAAAAACTTCAGAACTTAAAAATACATGGTTTTATGATATTGAAAAAAATAAAATAGTAGAAAAATTTAACTGCTATATATTAAATACTTTAAATATAAATTTATTTGTAGGTCTTGATTCTAATTATTGTAAAAATAATATTGTTAATAGTAACATTTATTTAAAAGATACAAAACTTAAAAGTAATAAAATATATCCTTTTACAGAAAATGAAAGTTATAAAGGAAATAATGTAGATGTATTAATTAATCCAATGATTGTTTCAAAGACTTACGGATTAGTAAATCCTGATGCGCTATTTGAAAAAATATCAGAAGAGCCTTTTGAAGACATAGAAAATATAGAAGACGTTACTAGCTTTTTTAAATTGCCTTCAGAAGTAAAATATCCTAGATACTTTAACCATTATTCTTTATCTAGACTAAATTCAAACATAAGTGTTTTTGGTACAATAGAAGAAATAGATGGCTCTATTTTAACAGAAAAGCCAATAAAAGGAATTACTTGTGAATTAATTAAAAACGGAACAGATGCAAGAAATAGATCAATTAACTTTTCTGAGTCAATTACTCTTAGAGAGCTAGAAATAGATGAAAACAATAATTCTGTTCACAAAATAGAAACTTATTCAGACGAAGAATACACAGATCTTATTACAGGAAATGACGAGCTACTAAAAAGATCGTTTTCTTATGATACAAAAATAATTAATGGTCAAGTAGTTACTGTTTTTAATACAAGCAATAGTACATCAAGCTTGATACCAAGAATGTCAAATAAAGTAATTTTTTATTCTGAAGATGATAATAATATTTCGCCTTTCAGAGACTTAAATATTGTACCACAAAATCCAAATGCAGATAATCATTCAGCAAAAAATGATTATAATGTAGGTAATATTTATCCTTCACACGGACATGATCGTGATAATTCGCAAGGATCAGGACCAGACTCTATTGGTCACACAGGAGAACTAGATTAATGCCTAAAATTAGAAAAAAATATATAGCAGAAAATATTGATGAAAAATACTATAGTGTAAATAATAATATTAACAATTATTATACATATATTTCTACGGACTCAATAAAAAAATCAGGTATTCTTACTAGTAATAAAGGTAAA